CGACAGGCCAAACCGCAGGCGAGCTTCGTTCGGGGTCTTGACGCCGCCGCCGGTCAGCTTCGTTTCGACATCGGCCTGCTTGCCCACGTCCATCCGCAGCAGCGGTTCGAGGTCAAGCTCGACGCCAAGCGGCGAGGAAATAGCCAGCCCTTCGTCCAGCAGGTTTTCCATCGCTTCGATGTGGCCCTGAAGCGCGAATTGGTAATAGGTGTTCGTGATGTCGTCGGTTTTCAGGCCGGCGGGAATCGTGCCAATGCCGACGATGAACGGATGGATGCCGAATGCTTGGCAAATCTGCTCGTCCGAATATCGCAGCTGTTCGATCATCTGCGAGTCGGCGGCCTTGAACGCAAAGGCGGTGAACTTCATGTCGGCGCCGATCACAGCGACCTTGCCGGCGTTGTCGCCGCTGAAATTCGTGTTCCAGTACGACTTGATCGCGTCGGCATCTGTGTCCGACATGCCCGCAGGCGCGGTCAGGATGCCGCCGGGGTTTGCCCCGTTGCTGAAGAAGGTCGTTGCGTCCTTCAGGATTTTCAGGTTCTTGCATGCTGGAAGGTTCGCCGCGCACAGGGGCGGGACGCCGATCAGCGGATGATGGAACGTGTTCAGCCGGTCGTGGATGATCTCGCTCGCCGGCACCACCAATTCATTGCCCGGATATTTCTCCGGCAACAGGTTCGCGGACGTAGGGAAATTGAGCCGGTAGTAAACGTCCCCGCTATCGGCCACCAGCGGGACAACGTTGCACGGGTCAAGGATATACAGGCTGGTGACAACGCCACGGTTGTCGCGCCCCTTCAGCGCGTAGGTGTTGCCCTGAATCAGCTTCGACAGAATCCACGACTCGCGGAACTGCTGCTGCGTTTGGTAGTGGTTCGGCTTCCGCAGTACGGGGCTATACGCCGCGTTCTGTACCGGCTGCCAGATGCCGTTGCTGTCCACCGCCTTGAGCTGGAACGGCAGCTTGCCGATGTCCTGCGAGATGCGATTAAGGCAGGCGTAGAGCGTGGGGTAGCACAGGACGGTGGATTGCTTTTCCTCCACGTTCTGCTGCCATGCTCCGGAATACGGTTCCAGAATCCGCCGCCATCCACTGCGATAGTCGGGAACCGGAGTCAACTCTTTGACGTAATCCGCACCATAACGACGAACCCCTGCCGCCATCGCAAGGTCAGCGGGATTCCAATTCATCAGGCGTCTCCGCGCGATGGGCGACCCGGGCGCAGACGCGGCGTGCCATCGGCCTTGTAGCCGTAGGGCGCGGCCTGCAACATGCGGGTTTCGTATGCAGCCGGGGCCGGGGCTTCCGCCTCGACGATCCGCACAAGCCCCTTCTTCACCAGAACCTTCGCCAGTTGGCGGTGCATCAGGCGTTTGCTTCTGTCTTTCAATACTTCGACTTCGACTTTCATCGCGTCTCCAGAAAAAAGGGAGGGGCCGAAGCCCCTCCCGTCACACTCAGCACGAAGTCGGGAACCCGTCGATCCACTGGATCGCGCCCGAACGACGCAGGCCGTACCACACGAACCGCTCAGCGCGGAACGCGATGGAGTTGGTCTGCCACATCGACACCAGCGAGGCACCAGTCGGCGCGGTCGCGTCACCCGTGGGGGCGGTGTTCATTTCGATGGACGCCACGTCCGACGCATCCAGCGTCACCGCGCCATCGTCGGCCAGATAGACCTCGGCCTCATCCACCAGGATGAAGGGAGCACCACCCGAACCGCCGTTGTTGGCGAGGTACTGCGAAACGCGCAGCGGGATGCCATCGAGCGTGCCGCCGGTCGGGGTCACGCCGGGGAACGCCGCATTGCCCAGCGAGTCGCGGAAGAACGCGAGGTAGCGGGCAACCGCCGGGGTCGTGTAGTACGCAGGACGCGAACCCAGATAGGTGCTGTCCCACGGCGCCCACAAGCGAAGCAGCGCGCAGCGGATCTCATCGGCATCCACGCCCGAAGCCGGGGGGCCGGCAACCGGGGCAACGCCATTGAGCAGGCCCGCCGGGTTCACGTTGGCAACCGCAGCCACGTCCGGATCGAACAGGTCGGAGTCGATGCGCTCGATCACGCAATCGGCCAGCGAGTCACGCACCAACGCTTCGGCCGAAGGATCGGAGAAGCGGGCCAGTTCCTGCGTGATGACCGCAATCGCGGCAACCTTCGTGTACGGAACCGTGGTGGCGTTGTAGTCGAACTTGGTGACCGGCTTGGCCTTGCCCTGCCCCACCCAGCCCGCCGTGCCGCCAGAGGTCTGGCCGCCGATGCGGACATTGAACGGAACCGGGCGGAAGTTCGCCTGGCCGATCAGGGTGCGCGGACGCAGGTAGTTGATGAAGTCACCGGAGAAGGTTTCCGCGTACACCAGCGGCGACGCCCAAGTGGTCTGGGTCGTAGTGCCGGCGGCAACGGTGGCCTTCTGCTGGAACGCAGCCGCGAGGTCGAAACCTTCGGCCTGCGCCTTCAGCGTGCGAACAACGTTCTCGGTGCGCGGGTAGTGGCGCTCGGCCAGCGTCGCCGCAACCGAATGGTTGCCCTTCGCCTTCACCAAGCACATGGCATAACGCGCCATCGCAATGCCCGGCTCCAGCTGTTCGGTCTGCTTCAGTTGCAGGGCCGAAACTTCGGTACCGTTGCCCACCGGCTTGTCGGCCGCAGCAGACGGCTGCGCGGGCTGCGCGGTGGCCTTCTGCACGGCTTCGAGGCGGGTCAGGCGCTCGATGTCGGCGTCCAGCGACTTGATCTCGCCTTCGACCGTATCGAACTCCTCGGCCTCGGCGGTGTTCATCGAACGGCCTTCGTCGATGGACTTCTGCGCCAGCTCGTTCAAGCTCGCGCCCTTCTGCTCGCGGGTCGCCTTCAAGGCCACCAGCTGTTCGGCAATCGTCTTGCCTGCCATTTCTTCCTTCCTTCTAAGTGGGATGCGTCGCCACGCGGCGATGCGATTGGCTGTCTCTCAACAGTCGGTGAATCGGCATCCTTTCCACGGGAAGCCTTGCGCGATCCGTTCCACGGGATGCGCCGAATAGGGCCGGGAATCTCACCCGGCTGGCCGCGAACGGCCTAGCGTCGTCTCACGACGATGCGAGTTTCACCGCGCCGTCAAGCGCGTTGTTCTTTGGCTGCACAAGCGGCACGCCCAGCGAACGCTCGACCTTGCGAACCCCGGTATCCATCGCCTTGATCGTCTGGATCGTGGCGGCGGCATTGGCGGGAATGGTCACAAGCGAAAGCTCGTAGATTTCGACCTCGGAGAAGCGAACGCCTCCGTTGTCCATGAAGGTGTATTCCAGCGCGCGGAATCCGATGGACACACCGCGCACCAGCTTGGCCTTCACCGATTCCCACGCCAGATCCACCAGCTCCTTCAGCTTGCCGTCCGTGGCGATCTTGGCGATGGAGGCGCGGAACGGGATGCCGGCCTTCGTCGGCTTGCCGAACTTGACCGTGCCCACGGGGGAATCGTGCTGGTGCTGCCACAACAGCGGAAGCTCGGCCGCGAACTTCGCGCCCAGCGGTTCCACGATGTCGCCCATGCGGTCGGTGTCCGGCGTGGTCGCAATGCCGGTGATCTCGCGCGCGTCGTCGTCGAAGCCCTTGACCTCCAGCATCGAGTAGGCGCGGACGTTGTTTGCATCCATCAGTGATTTCCTAGTGTCATCAGGATCAAGGGTTTCTTGATCTCCACCGGCTGCGTACTCGCCTTGCCAACCGCCATTGCCAACGCCACCAGCCCGTCGATGCGGCCCGTGGCTTTCGATTTGTCCAGTTTCCGATTCCCGGCCGGGTCCATGACCGCAACCGCGTTCTCGGCGCACATATCCATGACCGGGTGCGATCCGTGGTGAACCTTGCCAGCCAGCAGCAACGCCTCCAGCGATTCCAGCGCCGGGGTCATGTCCTTGAACCCCTGGCCGAACTCGACCAGCGGCAACTCGACTCCGATTGCAGACAGCTCGCGCTTCAGCACGTCCATGCGCCAGCGGTCGAAGCTCACCGCAACCACCGGCAATTCGTCGCACAACTCGCATAGCCGTTCGGCGACGTAGCGGTAATCCACCGACGATCCGGGCGTAAGGGTAATCAGCCCCTCTCGGCCCCAAACGTCATAGGGTTCTCGGTCACGCTCGGCCCGATCCTCGACCCCAACCATCGGCGCGAAGAACTCAGGGCGAACGTGCATATCGCCATCTTCGTCCCGGCCGACCAGCACCAGCGCGGTCAAGTCGTTGCGGGCCGATAGGTCAAGGCCGATGTAATATTCATGGCACCGGCTGAAATCCGGCTCGCCGCAATTCAGCTCCCAGACCGTCCGCGTCACGAACGGGTTGTGCATGTTCACGCGCTGGTTGAGGATCAGGTTCCGGTATGCGGCCTCTCGGCTCGGCATCCGGCGGGCCTTCTCCGCCAGCTCGCGGCAATAATCGGCGTTGAGGAAGTCACCGTAGGCCGGGTTCGCGGCCTTCAGGGCTTCCTCGGAAAACGGGTCGCAATCCTCTGGCGCGGTATAAAGCGCCACCTTCGTCATCGGGTCAGCGCCTTTCAGCGCGTCGTCGATCATGATGGAAAGCATGTCGCCGGCTCGCGGCGATTGCGTCGAAATGACGATAGTCAGCGGGCTATCGTGGGCGCCCTGCGCCGTGTCGATGGCCTCGAAGAAGTCATCCCGAGGCCCGCGAACCTGCCCCAGCTCGTCATGCACCGCCAGCTTCGGGCTGCGCCCCAGGTTGGTCGCAGCATCCGCAGACAGCGCCTTGTAGGTCGTCTGGAGATCCGGGCACTCCAGCTCTTTGGCCGTGTCCTTGATCCGCACGATCTCGTTCAAGTCCGGATTGAGCCGGATGCACTTCGACGCATACCGGAACACCATTGCGGCTTGATCGCGCGACCTGGCGCCAGACACCACCTCGGCGCCCAACTCGGCCTCCGGGCCGCATAGGTGCAGCAACACAAGGAACGCGATCAGGGCCGTCTTGCCATTCTTGCGGCCGAACGACAGGATGAAGGTGCGGGTCGGCGTGTCGTACAGTCGGAGAAATTCAGCTACTTGCCAATCCCGCAGAACAACGCGCTTGCCGCGATCCTTCCCTTCGGGGACTCTGCAAAACTGCTCCACCCATGCCGCGTTGCGCTCGCCGCGCGTCCATTTGTCCGGCCCCTTTAGGCGCCAGTCTTTCCGAACTGCCATACCTTTCCGCCGCTGCCCTTGCGGGCTTTCACCGCTGCCTTGTCCGGCGTGTACCGGCTTTGATTCGTGATCCGCAGCTTCGTGGCAATGCTGGTCAGCCGGCGCGATTCCTTGTCGCGCATATCCAGCAGGGTTTTCAAGATGCTCGGCTCACCTCTGCCAATGGCCACCAACTCGGCTTCGATCTGCACGGCAAGCAGGCGGCACATAACTACCACCCGGCAGTATTCCTCCAGCAACGGGGCCGCGTCCTCGCCGAAGTAATCGGCAGACCTCGCCTCCACCGTTTCGCGCCAAACCTGCGCCTGGTCATCCGTCAATCCGGGCGCGGGCGCAAGATGCACACTCGGGCCGGCAACGGGGATTACGTCACCCATTTCTGTACCGTCCGGTTAGAAATTGTCAGGAATTAGCAAAGATGAGG